TGCACAGCGAGGTAAATAGAATATGACAAGAAATAGAGATTTAGCAAACTTATTAGATAGTAATGGAGACGTAAAATCTTCAGCACTAGATAATGTACCTGCAAGTAATGACGCAAGTGCATTAACTACAGGCACACTTCCTGTCGCTAGAATAGCAGACACTTCAATTAGTACAGCAAAATTATCCAATGACGCTATTACAAATGTAAAATTAAATTTAACTTATGATACTAAAACAACAGATACAGGTGATGGTTCAGATACTACATTTACAATAAATAGTGGTAGAGCAGTTGATGATGTATTAGTTTTTGTAAATGGAATTTGTTTAGTCCCTACAGACGATTATACAATTTCTGGAACAACTTTAACTTTTTCAACAGCACCCACAAATGGTGCAGAAATATCAATAAGGTATTTACCTAAATAGGAGATATAATGGGAGTATTAACAAGAAACTTAGCTAACAACACAATTATCAATGTTACTCAAGGTAATGTAGGTAGTGGCACAGGTAGTCATGGTTCATTTAATATATCAACATCAGATAGTTATGTAGATACTGGTATTAATTTTACTATTAATAAAAAAGCTAATAACTCTAAATTAGTAGGTGAATTAGTTCTAAATATGGGTTCAGATTTTTCTAGTGCTTCTAAATGGCATTTTAAAAATAGAATACAAGTTAATGGCACAAATGAAAAAGTAGGAAATACAGCAGATACAGGAACACATGAAAAAACACATTTTATTCATTTAGGTAGAAATAGTAATTTTAGATGGGATTATTATTATTTTATTCCAGTTACATTTAAATACACAACAGCAGGAACAGGAGATGTTCGTTTTGATTGGTATATGAATAAAGGAAGTACAGGTGGCATGGGAAACATTAGAGGTGGTGGTATTCAATATACTGTTTATGAGGTAGCAGATTAAAGGAGAAATTATGGCAGATATACTTAGAGCAATCAAACAATTAGATAGCAATGCCGAAGTTGTTATTTATGGAACACCAACTAATGAAGCTGAATATCAAGCACAAGTTAAGTTTAAATCTGGTGTAGACGGTAATGGTTATGCTACTTTTAAAGAAACACAAGATTTTACTTGGGAACAAGTACAAGGACAATTTACAAGTGCTGAATTTAACGAAGCATTAGATAATTTAAGAGAAGAAAGAACTATAAAGTTAGCTGAAACAGATTTTTATGCTAATTCAGATGTGACTATGAGTGATGCTATGGCAACTTATAGACAACAATTAAGAGATATAACTAATGGACTTACAACTAAAGAAGAAGTAGAAGCAGTTGTATTCCCAACAAAACCAAGTGAATAATGCCTAGAAAGAAGCTAACTCCAAAAGACTACGCTGATGTAGCTACTGGAGTTAGACTTTCTAGCCATGAAAAACTTTGTGCTGAACGAATGAATAACATTCTTAAAAGCATAGAAGAAATGAAAAGAGAAATTAAGTCGTTAAGACAAGATGTTTCTATGGGTAAAGGTGGACTTAAAGTTATACTTGCTATTGGAACAATAGTTGTTGCAATACTAGGTTATT